TGGAGATTGGTTTGGGGCAGCGTGGTGGCGACGCCCCGCGTAGCATTGATGGCTTCGTTGGTGAGGCCCGGTGTCAGTCCGCTTAGGCCGCCTGCCTGGGTGGCAAGGTTGCGCGTGGATTCGAAGGCACGCTGCTGATCGGGTGTGAACTCGGCGACGCGGGGAATAGCGTTGCCTTGGGCGTCGACGTAGGGCTGGAAGGGTTCGGCAGCAAAGCCACGCGTGCGGGCCAGGAGTTCTTCGCGAGTATCGACTACGGACTGCGGGGTGGTCGGCGTGGTGATGCGGCTGGTTTGTTGGGGGCCAACACCGAGGATGGAGCTAAGTGCCCCTGACGTTGTGGCAGGCGCCCCTCCTAGAAGATTACTTAAAACGCCGCTCATGAGATAGTCCTTTCGAGAATTTTACCGACTGGCAGGGGGCCTGCCTGCTTTTCAGTGCCGGTCTTGTGCTGGCGAATCTGCTTCACTAGATCGTAGAACCGCTTTGCACCTGCGTCGGAGGACCCGTCGCCCATCATGCTAACTACGTCAGCGGGGATGACGAACTCGCCATCCGAGAGGGCCGCTGCCCGCCTACCGTCAATGGAGGTCGGGATCAGATCGTCGAGACCGCCACCGGGACCCTTGGCAATCTTGCCACCGCCCAACAGAGGAATCAGACCTCCACCGGCAAACGCCATCTCAGGCTGAACTTGGTCAAGCGACAGTTGCGGCTGGCCCGTAGCTCCGTAGTAATCCGTGTAATTATAAGCTGATTCACTAGGAAAATCAACTAAGCCACCCTCTTGAAAGCGCACTGCTCCACCCTCCGCAAACCAATCTCCGATGCCACTAAAGAAGTCACCGATGCCACCAACGAAATCTTCGATGCCACCCCAAAGGTCCCCGAAAGTATCGCTAATCCACTTGGCAGCCTTCTCGGTTTGTTGCGCCATCCAATCGACGCCATCTTGAATGGGGCTGTCATAGCCGAGCGCCTTTGAGAGAACACTGTCAAGCATGATAGCTGCGGCTGCTACTTGACCTACGACGGGTAAGCCCGCCATAGCAAGTGCGGTTGCGGCTACGTCTGCGATGCCCGCTGTCGCAAAGGCACGGTCGATGTTGCCTGCCGCATCTGCAAAGGAGTCGCTGTTAAAGGCTGCGTTGACTGCCGAGATGAGCGGCATAGCTGACGTGCCTAAAATACCTTCACCAAGGTCAACCGCCGCTAAATCCAAACCGCTGATTTTGCTAAACAGTTCAGGGTCTTGTTGGGCAACATGGGCTACAAAAGCTTCACGGAAACCTTCAGGATCATAGGAAGCCATGTCATAGCCACCGTCTTGATTTGCCATGAAGTCGCGGGCAAGATCGTTTAGCGAAGCGGTAGCGTCCTTGTAGACAGCTAAGTCGCCGGGTGATACATTAGGAAATAGAGAGTCGACATTTTCCGGCGTGGGCCTTGTCGAGGTGTCTGGCTGCGGCGTAGGCCGGAAGTACTTGTCGTATTCAGCTTGGCTGATTTCGGAGGCTTCGCTACCAGCTTTGGCGCCGCTGATGATGTTGCGGGCAATGTCTTCGGGCTTGGCGCCCGCTGCAAGTTCAGCGCGGTAATAGTCTAGGCCGCCTTCGTCCGCGTCGCGCCCGAGCAATTCCCTGTAGAGGTCATTGACAGTCTTGGTGTTGGCTGCTGTTTTGGCATCGTCGCCTTGGGCGCCAGAAACCAAATCACGTAGCAGATCGGTAGGGGATTTACCAGCATCTAGTTGATCAGACCAATAGTCAAGACCTTCTTGATCGGCAGGGCGATTGAATAGATTTTCATAGGCTTGCTTGACAATCTCGTCGTTGGCTAGTTTAGTGGCATCGCTGACGCCGCCTGGGAGGGTCTCTTCGCCGTTGCCACCAATGATGGAATCGACTCCGTTGCCGCCGCCGATAATCGAATCTGTAGTGTTGCCACCAATAATAGAATCTATGTTGGTGAGGCCACCGTCAATTGTGTCAGTTGTGTTGCCGCCGCCGATGATGGAATCAGTGCCGTTACCTGCGACTATCGTATCAGCGCCGTTACCGCTAACTAGGGTGTCGGTTCCATTGCCGCTGACTAAGGTATCTGTGCCGTTACCACCGTCAATAGTATCATTGTCGTTGCCGCCGATGATGGAATCTGTGCCAGTATCGGTATCGGTATCGGTGTCGGTGTCGGTTTCGTCCTGGCTGGTGCTCGTGCTGACACTGACACTGACGCTAGTGCTGACGCTTACTGTGGGACGCCGACCGCCGCCGCCCATCCACTGTGCTTGCTGTTGCGACAGCTTGTTGCTGATAGTGGGGCTGACGACTATGGAAGGCGACTGGTTGATGACAGGATTGACTGTCGACAGGCCTACCAGATTACGATATGGGTCGCTAGAGCGAGAAGCGGCGCCACCAGCGGCACCAGCATTAGTAAAAAAATCGGTGTCGAGCGCACCCCCATCGTCCGCAAACCCAATGTCTGCGTCGAATAGTCCACCGCCGTCGCCGAAGTCTAGGTCTAGGCCGCCGCTTTGGGACTGACCTGTTTTGCTGCCGCCCATCGTTTGTTGCTGGGTTTGCTCCAGCGTATTGGTAATAGTAGGGCTGACTTCAATGCTGGGATTCTGATTGATAGTCGGGCTGACGTCAACATTAGTTGAGGGCGCGTAGGTCGGATTGAAAGTGTTGGACGGGGAATACGTCGGATTGAAAGTTGGGGTGAAAGAAGGATTGTAATCGAAGTTGGGCATGAAGTTCGTGACATCACGCTGCGACTCTAGCTTCTTAATGTAGTCGTCGTAAGCTCCGCTCCAATCCATGCCGAGGAGGCTGCCGAGCAGAAGTTCGTTAAGGGCGCCTTGATTGGCGTCGCTACCTTGGCCGGGAAGTGGCTGTTGATAGACGATGTTTTGAGAGGAAGCGGGGCTAGGTCCAGGGGCCGCAGAGGGAGACCAGAAGCGGGTGCCCGGTGATTCGCTGCCAAACTCAGTGGGATTTACATCGGCGCCGGTGCCTGAGAAGCTGCGAGTGAAGCGCAAGTCAGTGAGGCCAGGAGCGTATTGCGGGCGTGTTTGGTTGCCGGGGAATAGCTCTGCCATCTGGGCAAGGCTGCCGATGAAGTTGCTGAAGTCGAAAGGCTCGCGCTCTTGATCAAGATAAGACGGCCCGCCCGCACCACCTTGTTCAGATGCACCCATGGTGTATACTGTGTCGGCGTCGGGATTGGCAGGGGGCTTATTAAATGATTCAGACATTGGCGTTCCTTGCGAGTATTATACCACTTAGTGGAAGGAAATTAAAGCTCTCGGACGTCGACGAAGTTGCTTGCCTGTAAGGCAATTAGCAACTGGCCGAGGACCTGCGTGAGGACTGTGACGGAGGGCGTTGACATGTCGAGCGTGACGGCTGCACTGACAGTGCCCTTGACGAGGAATTGGGGACGGGTGCGGCGACCCAAATCGAAGAGGTCGCTCTGCTCCAAAACCTTGGTGAGTTTGTTCCAGGCGTCTTTAGAGGAGTCGTCCCAGGAGGCGGGTGGTGCCGGTAGGGAACGGGAGGTGATTCGGCGGGTCATCGTTTGCCATCTGCCTCCAAGGCCATACGGAATTGACCCATGCGCCACGGCACATCAGAGGAGGTGGAGGACTGGATTTGAATGGCGAACTCACGCCCGCGTAGGCGAGTCGAGACTTTCTGGGTCGTGCCTGTTATGGGGAAGGGGCCTTTGCTGATGACGTCGCCGCCAGGGTATTTGCGTGCTTGCAACGAAAGTTGAAGCGTGCCTGTGTAGGGCGTGTTGTCAGAGAGGTTGCTGAAGTCGGGCGAGAACTTGTTGGCAAACATGATTTGGTTGCCGTCTTCCATATCGAAGTACGCGGACTGCAAGCGGGCGCCCATTGCAGAGGTGTCGGCGGTGTAGCCGTACTCTTGATAGAAGAGGTCGTAGGGTTGTGAGTTGATAGCGAGCGGGTAAGGAAAGGTGCCGCTGTCTTGCCATACGGTGCGGGACATGGCGCCAATAGTCCAATGCTTCTCGACGGTGTTGTAGATGACGTAGCGGTCATTCTCGTCGTTGGGGCTGGCAGTCGACGGATAGAACCAAATGATTTCGTCGAAGGTGGAGTTGGCACCCACGTAGATTTTGTCTATATTGTTGGAGTCTAGGTTTTCGTAGACGTAGCGCAGCACGGAGCAGTCGAGTGGGGTAACGCGCCCATCGTAGCGATAGAAGGTGCCGTTGTTGGACATCCAGTAGAGGACGCCACCGTATTCGATTGCTGCGTTGCGCGAGATGACGCCACAGTGTTCGCCTGCCAGCGTGAAGCCGAAGACATCGTTGCCGCCGATGTAGGCTTGGATGTACAGGTCGTGATCGGTCAGGATGGCGGTCTTGTCGTTGACGCGGTTGACGTCGCGGATTTCAGAGCCACGGCTGGGCAGCGAGTAGTCACCCGCTGTGTTGGTTGCGGTGGGCGTCCAATCGGTGTAGTCTTCTTGCGAGCACCAGCGAACGAGCAGCGGGTCGTAAGTGCCCAGTACGTTTTGGGTGCCATACAGGATTACGTGACGGGCTTCTGAGGCGACGCGCACAATCTGATTGACGGAGGGCGCAGCAGTTACGATGGTTAGGCGCTCGGTGATGCCGACGCTCGTTGACCAGTACATGAGCGGGCCGCCGTTGGGAACAGCTACGACGTCAGTGCCCCAAAGATCGGAGGACCACATGCGAAGTGGGAGCGGGTAGGAGGCGATGGATTCGTTCCAACCAAAGTTGCCACCCCAACCGTTGATGCCCCAGCCACCTTGGAGTTGGGTGGAGGTGGTGCCCGCGTTGTAGCAGAAGCCGATGGTGACGGAACCGCCTGTATTTGCTGAGGTGGCGGCTGCTGTGGTGCCGACGTTGATGGCGAAGCTGTTGGGGCCGATAACGCTGACAGGGAATGTGGCGGTTGTGGAGGCAGGCGAATTGATGACGATGTTGCCGCCAATGGTGGTGCCAGCAGAGACGACTTCGACGAGGGTGCCGTTAACGAGGCCATGTGCTGAGACGGAGACTATGACGTCAGTGGAGCCAGCCGTGGTCGAAAGGATGTTGGAAGAGGCGACGGTGGAGACGATGGGCGTGATGTTGTAGAAGGTCGACAGTTCGCTTGAGAAGAGGCCCTGGTTGGTGGCAATGAAAGCTGCTGATTGGCCTAGGCGATTGCGGACTGTATCGAGGAGGCGAGGGACGCCAAAGATTTTGGAGTTTTGGGAAGGGTCGATGACGCGCTGCCAACCGCCCATGAGTTCGGGGCGCCCGAAGCGAAAGCGGATTTTGTCGGCGTCAGTCCAGTAGGAAGTGGCGTCGAGTTGCGTCTTCTCTTTGTAGACGCCTACCTTGAAGTTTAGTTCGGTGAGCTTTTGGTCTTGCAGCGAAGCCGACATGGTTACTCGATGACACGGATGTAAAGGCTATTGAGGGAACTGACAAGGGCGCTGACAGCAGCGAGTTGTGTGTTGATGACGCTCACGGAAGCCGAGACCGCTGAGATGCGGCTATCGAGCACTGAGGTCTGAGCGCTGACTGCGGCGACCTGCACGCCAAGAGTGCTGACGGCAGCAGAGACGTTTGTGATGCGGACGTCGAGGGCGGAGGTTAGGGCGCTGACTGCTGCGACTTGTACGTTGAGGGCGCTTACTGAGGCGCTGACTGCGGCAACGCGGGTGTCTAGGGCGCTGACAGTGGCGACGAGTGAACCGACGATGCCGTAGCATGTGGTGGATGTGCAGACGATAATTTCGTTGCCGGTTACTGGAAGTGTGGCGCCTGTGCCAGTGTTCTTGACGATGACGTCAAAGGCGCCAGAGGTTCCCCTGATGACGGCGTAGGTCTTGGATTCAGAGGGGACGATGATGTTGGCGGCGCCAGTGAGGGTACCTTGGACGAGGAGGATTGCGGCGCGGGCTTGATCAGTGGCAGCGTTGGCGGTAGAGAGGGTTGTGTCGCCGGAAGAGACGCTGACGATAGCGGTGCCTGCAATGGCGGCAGCCAGCAAGTTGAGGTTGTTGTTGGTCTTGGTGCCCCAGGTCGTGGCGTTCTCGCCGGTCGCCTGAAGCTCAAGTCGTAAGAGGGGATCGTAGGTAGAGGGCATTACTTGCGTTCCTGAAGGATTCGTGTGACTTTGTCGTCAATGCGATTGAGGACGACGGTGAGTTTGTTTTCAAGTTCGCTCACTACCTCGCGGGTAGCGAAATCTTTGTTGACCTGGGCTACATGCCGGTGGTGCTCGTCGTGGATTTTCTCGAACTTCTGACTCATAGCGACAAGCTCCCGGTGGATGTAGGCGGCGTAAGCGAGGGCGAGCGGCCATATGAATTTGGAAACGAAATCAAAGAACAATTGCATATCCATGAGGGACCTCACGCAGGCGAACTTTGAGATGGGTTCCAAACCACTTGTGTAACTAGGATGTTGGCACCGTCCTCAGTTAAAAGAAACTCTGAATTCTCTTGAGCCAAGTAGCTGTCAAGGGTTTGCAGTGGGCGGCCATCGGGCACTTTACGGGATTCGTAACGGGCGCGGGCTGGCCTGTTCTGCGGATGGTTTCGAATGTCAAAGCGCCCATCGTAGCAGGATGAGCACACAACTAGGTTAGTGGATTCCTTGCGAAGTTTGCGGCGATAGTACTTTTGGCCGCAGCGGTCGCAGAGGGACCAGACATCCATGACTATGACCCGTAGTTGGTTTGGTCGGGCCGACCATCAGGCACTGGGCGTAGTTCGCGGCGAGGCTTCGCAGAACGGTTTTGCGGGTGGCTCTTCTTGTCGAACTTACCATCATAGCATACCATACAAACGACGAAATTGGTAGTCTCTTTGCGGAGTTCGCGGCGCCTGTAGTCGAAGCCACAACGGTCGCAAACCGACCACATATCTAGGACGGACATTATGGCTGCCCCGCAAGTGTGTTCTCAGGTGAGCCGTTGTTGCGGTTGGAGGTATCGGAGCGACGTGACCGCGTATACTCGATATTGAGGACGGCGAGTTCTTCGTCGACAATGCCCTTCCAGATTTGGACGGCGTTGGCATTCTTGGTCCAGGCATTGGCGTACATCATGGCCGAAGCGAAGAAGGCAGAGTCGGTGCGCTCTGAGAAGTAGTTGGTGGGGAAGGCGGAGCTTAGGACGGTGACGCGCGGAATGTATTCGATGAGGGCCGTCGCATTGGCGGGCGGCGTAGGCGCCAAGTAGATGGTTGCATTGTCCTTGGGCGCGTAGTATTTGGTGGGGGCGCACGAAGTATAGTCGGGCCAGTATGCTGTGAGGAACTCGTTGTTCTGTTCGAGCAGGTTGGTCCAGCCGCCCGTCGCGCACACCTGAATAGATTTGAGGACGAGGAGATCGGCGGGCAGCGAGAGGGTGCGCGTGGAGGCGCTAACCGAGACTTCGGTGAAGCGGAAGGTGTTGATGGGATCGAGGCGCCGCTGCAAGTAGGATTGAGCGCGTTCGATGATGGAAGGCAGGGCAGAGAGGAACTCAGCGGAGTCCTCTTCCATGTTGGCCTGGATGTCAGCGACGAGGGTGCTGTAGGTGTAGGGCATTAGCGGCGTCCAATCCTTAGAATGATGGTGCCGCGTTCGCGGTCTTCACGCATGGCCGCCTTGAGTTGTAGTTCGTATTCGGCGCGCAGAAGTTGTAAGCGGTTGGCGTCGACACGGCTACCACGGCGCATGCCAATCCAGTAGGCGAGACCGTAGGTGACGGCGGGCAGGAAGCGGCGCGGCACGTCGATGTTGTCGAAAGCACGCAGTGTGTCTTCGGCGTTCTTCTGGATGGTGAGGACTACAGTGTAGGTTTGATCGGGGACCGGCCACAAGCTCATAGTGTTGGAATCGCGGCGCCGGTCCCACCAATAACGGGTCGGGCGTCCCGTCTGTGACTTGGTGGGGATTTCGGCCCAGCGCTCATAACCGTCGCGTTCGATCACGATGTCGGTGCTGCTGGTGCGGATACTAGCTACGAGTACGTCTGAAATGTCTTGCCCGAAAGTGAGTGAAGTAACTGAGATGGAGACGGGAATGACAGTGGTTTCAATTTTGTGGAGAAGTACGTTTTGGTTTTGGATGCTGGTGAGGAGATAGTCGAGGCCCCGCTTAGCGGAGATAAGCTCGTCAGCGAGGACCGGGCCGCCACCAACCATGGCGACAGCGTCCTGAAGTATGTCGTCGAAAGACGGTGAGAAGGAGGCTACGCCGCTGGTTGCCATTGGCGCGTCTCCTCAGACGACTCCGTAGATGGTGACGAGTGGGCCACCGCCCGCATAGGAAGAACGCACATACGGCACGTCGAAGATGTTTTCGATGATGGTAGTGGTGCAGGCAGCAGTCACTTCAGCGAAAGCGATCCAGGGGCCGGTCTCGAAAGGCGCAGCTTCCAAGAAGATGGAAGGGCCAGCGGCGGCGCTCTTCTGGACCCAGAAGGTGCGGGTGGGCGTACCGTCAAAACGGTAATCGCAGTCAATGGGATCGCTGGTTGTGGCAGCAGAAGTGCTAACTTGAAAGGACACAACGCGAATAGTCTTTACGGGCATGGCTTGCTCCTAAAGCAAGTGAAGCAGACCCCGCCCGAAGGAGAAGTCTGCCACAGCTTGTTAGCCGATTACAACGTGGACGATGACGGAACCAGCCGCCACAGTCGAGGTAGCAATAGATACGATGGCCTGCACCGTGGTATCAGCCGTCAGCACAATGCTGTTGGTGGAGACCTGGGCGGCGGAGCCAGCATACGCGCGGCGGCCTGCGGTATTCACGGAAGTAGCCGCAAACAGGGTGGCAGGGTTGGCCGAAGTACCCACGGTAATCTTGGTGTCAAGATTGTCGTAGGCGGTCGTGATGTCAAGGACGCACTCGTAGAAGTTGGAACCGGCTGGCGCCACGAACAGAGGGATGGTAGTCGCACCCACCGCCGTACCGCTTTTGGCGGTGTTCACTACAACAGAAAAGCGCCCCGGTACACGGGCAGTAGTCTGATCGACGACGGAGCCGGAAGCCGGTTCACGATTGTCGATGTTGACTGGGAAGGCAAAAGTAGTCATGATCTGATTCTCCTTGGGAATGGAGGAATGGGGGCCGAAGCCCCCAAACCATTAGGTTGAACCAGAGGAACCGTACCACTGACGCCAGTCGCTCCAACCGAAGCTGTAACGCTCACGCGCCTTGTAGCGCATGTTGCCGGTCAGGAAGTCCACGTCGTCCTTGGTGGCCAGCGGCGCACGCACGAACATCTTGGTACCATTCGGCACGTCAGTGCGGATGAACCAACCGTTGGTGTCAGTGAAGCGATGGTTGACGGTGTAGCCCTTCGAGAACAGGCCCATGTCCTTCATGGCGTTCGTGTCGTTGTCCGCCGTACCGACGCGCAGGTCGGAGAAGAGGATGCGGTGGGCAACGAACTGAAGCTGCGGAGGAATGTGCAGGCTCACGGCGCGGGCACCAATCAGCAGGCCACGGTCGTCCTTGGTCAACGAGATGTTGATCAGGGCCGCTTCAAGGGCAGTTTCGGAAAGGTCCGAGCTAACCTTGTTGGACTGCGTACCAGCCGCCAGCGTGGGGTGGTCGGAAGCGAAGAGAGGCTTGCCGTCGCCGCCCGCATAGAGCGAGGACGTGGAGAAGCCGTTGTTGAAGACGTTAGCGGCCTTCACCTGCTTGGCGTTCGCCATCGCGCGACCCATCGCATTCGCCTTCATCTTACCCGTCGTGCCATAGAGGTTGTCCTCGATAGCTTCTTCGGTGATGGCGAAAGCCATAGCCGTGGTCTCGTGAACGTACCGGCTCGTCCAGGCTTCGGAGGCGGTGTCGAAGAACACCTGATCACCTTCGTCCTTGGTCGGGGCGGTACCGAAGCCCGTCATCAGCACTTCTTCTTCGAACGAGCGGTCAGACTTCTCGACGTCGAACAGCGGAGTGTGTTCGTTATCGATGCTCTTGTAGGCTGTGCCGAAGATAGCGTTGAGGCCGGGAACAAGCTGCTTCGCAAATTGTGCGCGAGTTAAAATAGCCATTATCTATGTCCCCCTATTAAGCCGCAGAGACCTGCTGGAGGATCGGACCATTCAACTTGACAACCACAATCGGGTACGGATCGCCCCAGTTGTTGTCGACAATGTTGGCCAGACCCACAAGCTTCAGCGCAGTGCCGACAGCGGAGGTACGGGTAGACGCATCCAGTGCATACTGGGACGTACCGTAAACCGAGTTGACATCGCCGCCCGACGCGGTCACATCAAAGTTCAAACCGAGGTCGCCCGCCGTAACGGAGGCATCAGCCTGCATGATGAAGAGCGCATTGGGATTGTCAACGACGTAGGCCACTGGACGGTCGGAACCGTTGTACAGGCCAGCCGAAGACGTATCTGCGGGAATTGAATTCTTGAGTTGCGGCTGCTTCGTGGTCGGATCGATCCACGCGAAACCGGCTGCCGCACCCAACAGGGGGCCGCCACCAGTGCCAGCCGAAACAATAACGCCACCCGACAGCTTGACCGGAGAACCCTTGCCGAGGTCCGGGCAGTTAGCGCCGTTGGGAAGCGGATAAGCGCGAATCTCGTTGCCGTGTGTGCCAAGGGCAGCCACTGCGCGGAGACCGAACGGGGCAAAAGACT